AGGGGCCTCTGATTTGAAGGTTTTTATGGCGTTATTGTCGTGCGTTTGCTTCCTGGGCTCTTGCGTAACGTGTAAAGGCGTTGCGTTAACCTGGAGCGGTTCTCGTAGGACTCGACAGCGTCAGCTCTGCTTTTGTGTGGCTGCCGTTGGCAAAATAATATCTTTAAGTCACCGGTTTTTAAGGTGATTTTTGTCGTGTTTATTATTGGTGTGATTTGAGCGCCCGTTGCATTATTTGTTGGCGTTCTTATTTCTGTGAGATCTTTCTTTCGTGTTGCTATTCAGAAAGAAAGTTTCTCTTTTCTTTTATTGTTTTGTTTTAAGTATATGCCTAAGTCTTATTAGTAGCGATTGTTACGATTGACAATGTTCACCCTCATTAAGGGTCTCCTTCGTCAAAGTGGTGTATCCGAATTTTCCTCTTATTGCAAAGAAAATAGGACCACTGGGTCTCAGTTGGATGGTCTCGTTCAGTTTGTGAAAGTATGATTGACAGCCTCTATATCTTATAAATTTTATAAAATCCAAAAACAATATAAAAATATAAAATCCTATAAAATAGTGATTTTGGGGTTTTTGCTCTTTGGTTAATAGCTAAAGAGGCATAAACGAAAACGACTTCGTCACTGTCTTTCGTTGTTCCATTTGAAAGAACCGATTGGTCCGAGCGGACTGGTTATTAAACCTACAGCAAATATGAAAAAGTCTTTTACTGAATCAGATTTAACTGTTAGCGCTACAGAAGCAGCGTGTATAGAAAATGCTTCTACAGGCAGCAAGTTGAGTAGCTTGTCGCCCAAGAAAAATTATACTCCTTCTAGTGCTCCTGCCTTGGACAAGACGTTCACTGCATCTCGATATGCTAATCTTGTTGACAAGTTTCGTGAGAAAGTTCGTCAGCAAGAATTAGAGCGTAAGAGAACTTTGAAGCGTACTTTCGCTGATTATCAAATTAGCGAAGTGGATCGTGTTCCTGAGAATGATAAGGTTCTTGGTTCATTGGTTTCTGCTTTTTCAAAGCTTAAACCAGCTTATGAGCAAGGCGGTGGTGAAGCGGTCGAACAGGGTTTGATTGATTTCCTTTTTAAGAAAGGAATAGATAAAACCATTGGCGAGCAGGGAATTGAAGATTTCCGTGAAGCCCTTTCGAGTATGGCCTCTAGTGCTAGAAGTTTTGATCCTGAAATTGTTGCTTCTACCTTTGAGAAGACTGGAAGTGCAGCTGAAGCTCTTGACGGATTGTTTGGTACGTTGGCAAACGGCTTGGCAATCTCTAAAGATGTTATCTTTTGTATTTCAATTTTGACTGGAATTTATAGTGTGTATAACGCTATATCTCGAAGGTCATTTTTCCACTCTTCTGTTACAGGTATTTGCTTGATGGTAGCTTATGCTACTGCTCCTACTGGAGCCAATGGCATGTTAGGTCCTTTCTTCTCTCAGTTGGATTCTCTTCTGAGAGGAGCGCAAGATGACACTCCCGTTGAACAGGTCACGAATGAAAGTTTGGTAACCTTTACTTCTGTGGGAGTTGGTATGTTGGCTATCGCGTGTGGTTTTACAACCAAATCCACTGAGATTGCCAAGTTTGTGCTCAACTATCTTAAGGACTATGGTCGCATAAGAGATTCTGCGTGTGATATTATAACGATGATCATACAAGGTTTCGAAAAGGCGATCAATTATTTCTCCCGCAGATGGTTTGGAAAGACTGTTACCTTGTTGGCTACTGGTGATGCGTCACTTGATGAACTTATTAGGAATGTTGAGCAAATTGAGATGAACATGGATCTTAAGAAAATGGCCATGACAATGGAACATTATCATAAGATCCTAGAAGTTGAAGAGTCTCTTAACAAGGCCTTATTGGGGTTGAAGGCGAAGAGTTCTACTACAGAACTACGCAACCTTCTTCGATCTAAGTTGAGGAAAGTTGAGAAGATTCGAGATGCTTTTCGTTCTTCCAGTTTTACTTACGATGGTTTTCGTCAGGAGCCTGTTGCTGCTTTGTTTACTGGCAAGCCAGGACAAGGCAAGACTCAAATGATGACCTTCTTGAGTATGGCATTGTGTGCTAGAACTCTTCCTGAAGAGGAGTTAGCTGGTTTTCGTCTTAATCCTGATAAGTATTTTTACAACCGTCTTTTTGAACAAGACTTTTGGGATGGATATTCATCTCAATGGGTTTGTCTTTTTGATGATTTCGCCCAAATTAGGGACTTTGCCGGAAGGGAAGATTCTGAAATTCACAATATTGTTCGGGCTGTTAATGAGCATCCTTACAATTTGCATATGGCAGATCTTTCTGATAAGTCAAACACAACTTTCCGATCTCCGTTTGTTTTAGCTACTTCCAATTGTAAGTTGGAGGATAAGGACTTTGAGAGTATCAAAGATCCTGAAGCTATTCGTCGGAGATTTGATATGATGTTTGACGTGCGTATTAAGCCTCAATTTCTTAAAGAAATTGATGGTGGAAAATATGCCGATCCTTCTAAGATGCCACTTGGCACTAGGGGCGTCTCTTGTTTTGGACCTGAGTTGGTTGAGTTCTTCGATGTTAAATCGAAGCGCGCTCTCACGTTTGAACAGATTGTTGAGCGTTTGGTTTCTATGTACAATACCAAGAAGCTCCGATATGAACAGAAACGTGATCAGATAGATGAACTCGTTAGCGAGTCCATTGAGCAGCGCGATCGTGAGGATGATTCTGACTCTGAGGAAGACAAATCAGATGGAGACGAGTCTGAAGATGAACGTAAAAGTAAGTCAAGTACTCGTGTGAAGAAGTTTGGCAAATTGTTTCGACGTAAGAAGCCAGCTTATCAACAAGGTTGCGATAGCGACACAGATTGTGAGTTTGAAGAAGCTCTGGATGATGATAGGTGGGAAGAACGAATTGCAAATTTGTCGATGTTTCGTGACAAGTCTAAGATTGCAAGAGGCTGTCAGAAAGTCAAGCGAACTCTGGCTAGTTATCGGCGAGAGTTGATTTCTAGGTTGGAAGTTACTGACGCTTGGAATGATGTCGCTTCTGTTGGATACACTATTAGCGATCAAGCTAAGCAGTGGTTGTCTTATTTCAGAGAGCGATTATCTATGGGTAAGAGTGTTCGTAAGCACACTCAAAACTTTCTTGATTTCTGTAGTGATCTTGTCAATGAGATTTTTGATGACGACACCAAGCCGTTTATGACTCTGCATGCTATCAGCGAATTTTGTGCCAATTTGTGGGACAGAGTTCCTGATGCTGTTGAGCTAGATCCCAGAGTTTGGCTGAGGCGTGTCAAGGAAGTTGGAGCAAGGAGTGTTAGGGCTTGCTGGCCATGTTTAGAATCAATGTCTAGCAAAGCTTCTTCATTTGGTGCTCGGGTCAAAGCTTGTGTTGCAAACAATTCTTTGATTTCAAAATTGCTTAAGGCCGCTAAATTTGTTGCCGCTATAAGTGGTTTTGTTGCCCTAGGTTTTGGGCTAATGAAATTGTTCACATACATGAGTGGGCCTTCCGAACCTACCAATGTCGTTCCTTATATCAAAAGTGGTGGCATGCTCTTTTACCAGGGTCACCCCACGTATGATATTTTGAAGGCTAGTGGTGTTGCGGATTCCCTGACTGTGAATCAAGAGACTGGAAAACCGGTTGTTCCTCAGAATCCTGTTCCTCAATCTTTTGGATTGTCTGATAGAATGAGAGACCGATCTTCGCTTATCAAACAGTATGTTGGAAAGGCTGCTGTTCAACAGTCTTATCGCGAGTTTGATCCAGGTACCGCTTCTATTATGGACCTGGTTGTTTCACATAATTGTTACGAATTTTGGTTTGTTGCAAGTGATGGCTCGTGGAAACAAGCTGGATATGCAGTTGTTATTCGCGGACGTTTGGCGATAGCTCCAACGCACTTTCTTTTCACTCTGTTAGACAAGTTAGCGGAGGACAAAAACTATGCTCAGAAGAATGTGAAGTTCATTCGCAAGTATCCTGCAAAGGATGGCAAAGAGCAAGTTTTTGAAATGGCTATCTGGGAATGGCTCGCAGGAATTTCTTATGATAAGAAATCCTCCGGGCGTGACTGGTTAATGTTCATCATGCCGCGGGAAGCTCCTATGGGTCGAGACATACTTTCTAAGTTTGTACTCGAGAAGCATGTAGAAGAAGCAAAAGGTTTGCCCTTTTCTTTGGTCATTCCAAGACGCAATGATAAGACTATTATAAGTGGTACTTTGGGCCCATTAGTCTATAATCATGATGTCATCAATGGTTATGGTGAGAGAAGACAAATCATACGTTCTTACATGTATGACGGAGATACGGCTGCTGGTGATTGTGGAGCCTTGTTGTTCTCTATGAACAAGAACCCACCGAAAGGATGTATTCTTGGTTTCCATATTATGGGACATTCTGGAGATCGTAAAGGCTTTTCTACAGTTATCACCCGTGAAATGTTGGACAAGAAGATTGCTCTGTTCCCCGCAGAAGCAAGTGTTCATGAGACTCCTAATACTGTGCATGAGTTGATGGGATTGGCTGTCACACAGCCCGCTGTTGAGCAGATGTTCCAGGAACGATCTGTTTCTGGTGTCTTTTCGCCCATGTATGTTATTGATCCCAAAGTATCCCATGGTGGCAGAAGTGCTATTCGAAAGTCGATGCTTCACGAAAAGTGGGGTCCTGCTTTGACGGCTCCGGCCCGATTGCATCCTTTTGTAAAGGATGGAGTAGAGATCGATCCTTATGAGAAAGCGTTGGCTAAGTATATACAGCCTTTTGTACCTATTCCGACTGATCACATTGCTATAGCTACCACTGTTTACTTTCAGCATTTAGCGCATGTCAGTAAGGCCCCTCGCTTCAAGAGAGTTTTTACTTTTGATGAGGCCGTTCAAGGTTTTCCCGATCCTGTCTGGAGTTCAATATCCCGCGCGACTAGTGCAGGGTTTCCGTATAGTGATCATCCCTTATTTAAAGGGAAGGGTAAAGCAAGAATATGGGGTACTGATGGTGACTATGATCTTGATACTGAACAGTCGCGTTATATTAAAGCGCATTGTGATAGGATCATTGAGGATGCTAGCAAGGGTATCCGTAACCTACATGTTTTCACAGATTGTTTGAAAGATGAGCGTCGACCTTTGGAAAAGGTTGATCAAGGTGTGACTCGTTTGTTTAGTGCTTGTCCTCTTGACTTTTTGATTGTGTTTCGAAGGTATTTCGGAGCCTTTTCAATTTGGTTTACTGAAAATCATGTTGAGAATGGCTCTGCTATTGGGTTAAATCCTTATAGCACTGGCTGGGACATGTTAGCCAAAAAGTTGGAGACACATGGCAAGAGTTACAGGAATGGCGCTGGCGACCACCATCATTATGATGGAAGTAGTCGTGGAGCTATAAATTGGGCGATCTTGCCTTTTGTTAATTCGTGGTATGATGACGGACCAGTTAATGCCCGCATCAGAGAAGTTTTGTGGTATGAGCTTATAAATTCCAGACATGTGTGGGGTGATTTGATGCTTGAGTGGGCGAACGGTACGCCAAGTGGCCATCCGTGGACTGCCTTGATCAACACTATGCACAATCATATCTTGTTTATCTTGTGCTTCATGCATATCTTTGGCAACTCGTATAGCGTTGCTGCCACCTTTTATGACTTGATTTATCTTATTGTATTAGGTGATGACAATGCTTTTGATGTTGCTGAAGAGTTGGGTGACAAGTTTGATGAAGCAAGTGTAGCGAATGCTATGAAGCAATTTGGTATGGTCTACACCTCAGAACTTAAAGGTGAAAGCCAGAAGGGTTTCCGTAGATTGACGGAAATAGAATTTTTGAAGAGGAGTTTTCGTTACGAGGAATCTTTGGGACGATATATAGCTCCTCTTCGTTTAGAGGTTATTTTAGAGATTCCTTACTGGACGAAGAAGGGTCCTCAGAATAGAGCTATTGTTCTCGATAATGTTCAAAATGCTCTTGATGAGTTGTCTCTTCACGGTGAGGAAGTTTTTAGTGAGTGGGCCCCCAAGATTATTTCTGCCACTCAGGAGATGTATTCGTACACTCCACCTAGGACTGCTTATCCTGTCTGTAAGGCTTTTGTCTTGCAGCGTGAGCAGTTCTACTAATTTCACCCTGGCCCATTGATTACTCAATTGGAGAAGGTGCGACTCCTCTTGTGCTTTGGGCCATTGTAAAGGGGAATTTTTCCCAAGTACCAACCAAATATACCCCTTTAGAGCTTGGGTTGACTCTATTGGTTATTTAGACCTGCTGAAACAAGTAATGTATCGCTTAGCAGCGACCTCGGTTTAGTCGAAAAAGTCATGAAGTCCAGTGTTTCCTCTTTTGGAGACGCTGGCAAGGATTCCGCCGACAGGGAGACTCGTGTTGTAGAAATTGCAGCACCTGCAGATCTTGTCAACCAGATCAAAGTGTCAGCTTCCGCTGGTGTTGAGTCGTCTTTAGAAGATTATATTGGACGACCTCAGCTTATAGCTAGCGGAACTTTCGCAAGCACTGATGGACCTCTCACATTTGCTGAGTTTAGTCCATTTTATGTGTTATTTTCTAATTCTATGATATATAATAAGTGTCTTGGTAAGATGCTTCTTAAAGGAACGTTGTGCATGAAACTACAAGTTAATGCTACTCCGTTCCAGCAAGGGCGTTATATCTTGGCACACATTCACTCTGGTGGTAGTTTGGACCTGTCTACTACTGAGGGTTTCTGGAACAGGCTCCATCGTTCTGATAAGTGTCAAATTACACAATTGCCCCATGCCGAAATAGAGATTGGGGTTGATTCTGAAGTTACGTTGAAGGTTCCGTATGTTAATATGGAACTTGGTTATTCTATTCCTGGTTCATTGACCGGCCACAAGATTGGAGACATCGGTAAGAGTTTTATCTATCCGTATTCTCCTATTTCTAGTGCTGCCGGTGCTCTTACATGTTCCTATTCGTTGTGGATATGGTTGGAGGATGTTGAGATGACTGGAGTTGCGATGTATCAGGCTGGTGGAGACACCTCTGATGTTGAGAGAAAAAGCGTTAACAAGGGTCCTATTGAAAGTACTTTGATCAAGGTTTCTAAGAGTATGGGCGTTCTTAGTGAAATTCCGTTGCTCTCAGCCTTTGCTAAACCTACTTCTTGGGTTTCTGACGTTCTTGCTAGATCCGCCAAAGTTTGGGGTTGGAGTGCTCCTTTGGACGAGTCTCCTATTACCCGTGTTGCTGAATTCAGTATGCCATATAATGCTTGTTCTGATGCGGTCTCTCCTGCTATGCCTTTGTCTCTGCACTCAACGAATTCGTTGATGCAAATGACTGGTATTGGAAAGACCGATTACGACGAGCTGAGTATTGATTTTATTAAGTCGAAGTTCTCTTACTTTGGATCTGGAAGTTTGAGCACTAGTGGAGGGATTAACACCGTCATTATGTCAGGTACTGTTCAGCCATCTGCTTATCAATTTTCTCACTCGGTGGGCACAGATGTGTGGTATACCTACACTCCTGTTGCCTACTTGGCAGAGTTTTTTGATTGTTGGAGAGGTGGCTTGCGGTATAAGTTCAAGTTCGTTAAGACTAAGTTTCATTCAGGACGTGTCATGTTTGTTTACACACATGTTACTGCCTCTGATCCTTTGTCTCCTTCTTTTACTGTTGCTGCATCTGCTTATGGTTTGCGTGAGATTTGGGATCTGTCCGAGAGTTCAGAATTTGAAGTTACTGTCCCGTATCAAGCTACGACACCTTATCTTAATTTGGATGAGGGTTCTGGTCGTTGGGCTCTTATTGTGCTTGATCCACTCGTAGCTCCATCCACTGTCTCTAGTACGATCTCTGTTCTTGGAGAAGTTGCGGGTGCCGATGATTTGGAGTTTGCCTTCCCTGTAAACATGGAGGATAAGGTGCTTGTAGCGCCCGATCCTGCTAGTTATCAAATGGGAGGCGAGGAGTATGTTGGAAATAGCAAGGAGTTGCCTAGTGGTGTGATTTCTAGTGCTGCGTGTATGGGAGAGAAGATTTCGTCGTTGCGTAGTTTGCTGAAGCGCTATTCTACGTGTTATGCCCGTGCTGACGAAGTTGCTTCTGTTAATGCGTGGAGAATTAGGCCATGGTTTTATGAAGTTAGAATTGATTTGGCGGACACAAATGAAGCTGCAGATTTGTATACTTGTATTGTTCCATGTTTTGCTGTAGCTCGTGGAGGAATGAGAGTTCGTGTTTTGGGCCAATGGGTTTCCAAATCATGTGTAACCTCTCTCTATTCTCCTGTGGACTTTGATGTTGTAAAGGAGCCAGTTTCTCCCCTTGTGACCACGTTGATTGATTATTTGACGCTCAAGGCAAATACGCCTACACAACCTTTTATTTTGGATACGAACACTGGTCCTGATGTTCAAATTCCATATTATGAAAAATCCTACGTTCATTCAAATGCTCAGTTGATTTTGAATCGTAGTAATATTACAGGAAACAACGTTGATAAAGGCTTTGTTCCCAGAGGGGTGCTCGATATTGTGCTCCCCTCAAGTGAGCCGCTTTTTATAGTGAGAAGAGCGGTCGCTGACGACTTTAACGCTGCGTGCTTCGTTTCTGTTCCTTGCTTTGCAAAGTTCAGTGTGAAGCCCAGCAACTAATCACTGATACCCCCTGGTGTGAGCTTTTCCGGTTTACCACACCAGTTTCGTTTTGAACCTCCGGATGCGTTGACCAATAGCGCAAGGTATGAACGAATCGGCTGGAAGCCACCTTGAATAAATATAGCCAAGGGCCAGCTTAAATTAGCGACATTGAGATATTTTTAGTAACGAGTCCGAACGGCAGTTTAGTTGTGACATCTGAAGAGGGTGAAGCACCTAGGTTCGCTTTTTGGGTTACCTCGTTAGTATTACCGGATTGGTCCGGAATACTCGAGTTTTATTATGCG